CAGCCGATTCAGTGACGATCTGTCGCCCGACTGAGCAGCCGGCCCATTCAAACCAACCATCCCCCATCACCCCTCATAACGGAGACCATCATGGCTTCGAACACCCGAACTCTGCCTGTCGTCAGCCCAAGCCCCAAAGCTGGCCCCGGGACAGGAACCATCCTTGCCCTCGATCTTGGCACCACCACTGGCTGGGCACTCCGCGGCCAGGATGGTCTGATTACCAGCGGTACGGCCAGCTTCCGTCCCGGACGTTATGACGGAGGCGGTATGCGCTATCTGCGCTTCACCAGCTGGCTGACGGAACTCGACCGGCTGTCCGGTCCGATCTCAGCCATCTGGTTTGAAGAGGTCCGCCGTCATGCCGGAACAGACGCAGCCCACGTTTATGGGGGCCTTATGGCCTCACTGACCGCGTGGGCTGAGTTGCGGGGAATTCCCTATGAGGGCGTGCCGGTGGGCACGATCAAGCGCCATGCCACTGGCAAGGGTAACGCATCCAAAGAGGCCATGATCGCGGCTGCTTGCGCGCGCGGTTATAGCCCTGCGGACGACAACGAGGCCGATGCCATCGCCATCCTTCACTGGGCTCTCGAGACCCGGGGAGGTGTGGCATGAGGCTCTACCCGAGGGGCTACGGCGGCCAGCGCCGGGATCTGGAACAAGTGAAGCGCGAAGGCTGGCACGAACAGGGGCTGCTCGCGGTCTGTATCGACGACCAGAGGTTAACCTGGCCTCAGCGTGAACTGGTCGAACAACTTGGCACCAAGCTCTACGGCAAGCGGGCCTCGACCAAGGAGGCACGTCATGGCTGATCGCACCTGGACCGCCGACGACGTCGCCGATCATTTCGAAGAGGCGTTCCGCACCCTGCGCAAGCTGCCGCCCGTGAGGGTGCAGGGCTACTTCAACGCCTGGCCGCAGATCGTGCGGTCGGAAAAGGAGATCCTCGCGATGGAGCCGCAGCCGATGCGGGTCTGGCCTTCGACCTCTGCGATCACTCGGCTTGAGCAGACCTTCGACTGGGTGCTGTGGATCGGCGAGGACGAACGTCGCTTGATCTGGTGGCGGGCGGCCCGTCGTCCCTGGAAAGAGATCAGTGGCGAGTTAGGGGTGGATCGTACCACTGCGTGGCGGAGGTGGCAGGTGTCGTTGGCCAAGATCGCGGATCGACTGAATCACCATTGAGTCCAATGTGTTGCAACATTTTTCTTCTCGACATCTGCAACAAATCCGTGCTACCTGAAAGGCATGATGGGGAGAGTGCGTCGGAAAGACGTCTCTCCCCGTTTTTGTTGGTTAGTTGCGCTCGATGAGCCGAAGGACCCGAGCGGGAACGCCGATTGAGCGCAGGAACGCAATTTCTTCGTGTTGGTCACGACTGATATGCTCGCCAGGCTTCTTTACCTCAACTAAGCGGAAAAACGACACCTTCGCTTCCTGACGCTTCTTGGCGAACAAGAACAGGTCCGGTGTGCCAAATCTCTCGACCCGCTCGGGCGAGAGATGACGACGGAGGATTTTTTCAAGTTGACCAGGCCCCAAGGCCTGAAAGAGGCACGCCACAGTTGATGCGTCCGGCAGCCGGAAGTGATGGCTGTCGTTGTCTAGGCTCAGGTCTTGTCGACCCGCTGCGATCTGCTCGACTGACAGACTGCATATCTGTTCTGCTTCCGAACCGAACGCGTAGCCAATGGCGCGCCAGGTGTTTGGTCCCAACCTGCAACCATGGAATGTGTGGCCAACCATTGTCCTGCGTCGCCAACGCCGCAGGACGACGTCCTCTGGAATATCTCGCTCATCACCTTTGCCTTCGGGATCCACGAGGTATTGGACCCTGCTGCCATCGTTTAAGCGGCCGCGCACGACATGGCTGATGCGGAGCGCCGGCGCTTTGTTGATTTCGGTGTCGAAGGTGGGCGCTTGAGCCATTTTGCAGTTCTCTCGTGTGTACGCGTATATGAGACGATGAGGATCAGTGGCACTGCAAGAGGCAAAACAAAGCTGAACTCGGTGACCAGGTTTCCGAAAAAACCGTCTCCGTTCAAAATGTTTCGCCTCGCAACCCATTGAAATTGAACGGGTCCCTCCTGTTCATGACCGTATTCGGGGGGGCGAGGCCCGAGGGTTTCCCAGTGACACCCCTGAAAACACCCGTTTCGTTTCGGTTTGCGTCGAACCCCAACAAAACAAAGGCATGACCGCCTGATACAACTCGCCTGAACCGAAACGGGCATCCGACCCCATTTCGCTTTCATGCACCTCAAGGACATCACCATGGACGTCGTCGACCTGCCGCTTGAGCAGATCATTCCCTATGCGCGCAACCCGCGGCGCAACGAGCAGGCGATTGCTGCGGTCGCGGCATCGATTCAGGAATTCGGCTGGCGCCAACCCATCGTCGTGGATGAGGCGATGGTGGTTCTCGCCGGGCACACCCGGCTGGAAGCCGCCCGCAAGCTCGGGTTTAAGACCGCGCCGGTGCATGTCGCCAAGGGTCTGACAGCTAATCAGGCGCGCGCGTTCCGGATCATGGACAACCGTTCTGGCGAGAATGCCGAATGGGACAAGGACCTCTTGAACCTCGAACTGGCCGACCTGCTGGAGGCGGATTTTGACCTCGGGCTGACTGGCTTCACCGAAGATGAGCTGAACGCCCTGATGTCGAGCCTTGAGGAAGGCACCGGTCCGCAGGAGGGCGAGGACGATGTGCCGGAAACTCCCGAGGATCCGATCAGCCGTCAAGGCGATCTCTGGATCCTCGGCAACCACCGGATGCTCTGCGGCGACAGCACTGTCGCTACGGATGTTGAGAGGCTCCTTGGCACGGTCAAACCGCTGCTGATGGTGACCGATCCACCCTATGGCGTGGAATACGACCCGAGCTGGCGCAATCAGGCGGGCGCAGCCAAAACAAAACGCACCGGTAAGGTGCTGAACGACGATCGCGCCGACTGGCGCGAGGCTTGGGCGCTGTTTCCCGGCGACGTCGCCTATGTGTGGCACGGTGCTTTGCATGCAGCGACGGTCGCAGAAAGCCTCGAGGTCGCGGGGTTCAGCATCCGGTCCCAGATCATCTGGGCCAAGGATCGGCTGGTTTTGAGCCGCGGTGATTACCATTGGCAACATGAGCCCGCTTGGTATGCCGTGCGCAAATCCGGCAAGGGCCACTGGGCTGGGGACCGCAAGCAGACCACGCTTTGGCAGATTGCCAACAAGGATCAGGACGAGAAAACCGTCCACGGCACGCAGAAGCCCGTCGAATGCATGCGCCGACCAATCCTGAACAACTCGAGCCCCGGGCAGGCCGTCTACGAACCCTTCATGGGATCAGGGACGACGCTGATCGCCGCCGAGACGACTGGACGAGTCTGTTATGGCATCGAACTGAACCCGGCTTACGTCGATGTGGCGGTTGCACGTTGGCAGAAGTTCACCGGCAAACAGGCGGTGCTTGAGGGCAGCGACACCACCTTCGGGGCGCTGAAGGCCGAACGTGAGGCCGCATGAAGCAGTCCCGCCTCATGTCGTTGGCCGAGTCTGTCGCCAACGTGATCGTCGGTTATGGCGTCGCCGTCGTGACGCAGATCCTGATCTTTCCTGTGTTCGGACTGCAGACGACCTTGGGTCAAAATCTTGCAATGGGCGGGGTCTTCACAATCGTAAGCCTGGCAAGATCGTTCTTGCTGCGCCGGCTCTTCGAGGCCATCCGGGTGGCGGGTGCGCGAGGTTAGATCAGGCCAATGCCTTTCAAGCATGTCGCCACATCCACCAGCCGGAGAGTTGGCACCACAATCGTGATGGTGAAACTGTCGGCTGAGGTGCTGCAGTGAACGTCGCGCTCCTCCATCAGGGCCAGTTCGATCTCGTCGAGAACGGCGGAAATGCGGGTGCGGTCAAAATGGTCGGGCAGGTTCCGGATGGTGAGCCGAATGCTGGTGGTTTCCATGGGGTTTACTCCGCGTGCTCGCCTTCCTTGAAGGCGCTGTCTGTGATGCGCTTCAGGAGCTCGGCGTAGTAGTCGAGGTTGCCGACATGGCCCCACTGAACCTCGTCGGGGTGGGTGTTGAAGTTCTCTGCGCTCAGCGCCTGTAGCCGCGCGAGCATCGTGTCGATCGCGGCCTTCTTGGCGATGAACGCGTCTTGGGCTGTTGGGCGGTGGCTCATCTCGAGGCGTCCTGAATTGCGTTTTCTGCTGTCTTGAGCTTCGCTCTAGGGGGAAAGCTTATCCAGTGAATTAGACGCGATTCCATATAGTTAATCGAAGGTTCGGGAGCTGCGCATGTCGACAGCCACACAGCCCATCGGCGTAATCGCGCGGCTTCTGGATCTCTCGGAACGGCGCATACAACAACTTAGCCGCGAGGGGGTGATCCCGAAGGCTGAGCGCGGCCAGTATGACTTGATCGGGTCTGTGCGCGGCTATGTCCGGTACTTGCGTGATCAGGCGCTGAGGGCGCAGGCCGGTGCGCCTGATTATGCGGCCGAACGGGCCCGTTTCATTCGGGCGCGGGCTGACCTTGCCGAGATGGAGGCAGAGGAAAAGCGCCGCTCGCTGATTGCGGCGGATGAGATCGAGGCGGCCTGGATCGCGGTATTGGCGCTTTTGCGCACCCGCCTGCTGGCTCTGCCAGACCGGCTGGCACCACAAGCCTTTGAACAATCAACCGTCGGAGACACCCGGAACCTGATCCGCGCCGCCATCCGCGAGGTGCTCGATGATCTCGCGCAGCCAGACATTGAACTTGAAGCCGACATTGACCTTGCAGGGGTCACCGATCCTGAAGCGGACTGTGGCGAAAGCACTGGCAGTTCTGAAGCCGCCGCCGGATCTGACCATCAGCGATTGGGCGGACCAGAACCGCCGGCTAAGCTCTGAAGCCAGCGCCGAGCCCGGCCAGTGGCGCACGAGCCGCGCCGAATACCAGCGCGGGATTATGGATGCGATCTCGGATCCGGCGGCCGAAACCGTCGTGATCATGTCGAGCAGTCAAATCGGCAAGTCGGAGTCGATCTTGAACATGGTCGGCTATCACATCGACCACGATCCGGCGCCGATCATGGTGGTGATGCCGACCGAACGGGATGCGGAAACCTGGTCGAAGGACCGCTTCTCGCCGATGGCACGGGACACGCCTTGCCTGCAGGGCAAGATCGCAGATCCAAGGTCGCGGGACGGCAACAACAAGATCCTGCACAAACGTTTCCCGGGCGGGCATCTGACGATCGTTGGGGCCAACGCGCCCTCAGGGCTGGCGAGCCGCCCGATCCGGCTGCTCTTGTGCGATGAGGTCGATCGCTATCCGTTCAGCGCAGGGGCTGAGGGCGACCCGGTCAACCTCGCGAAAAAGCGGACCGTGACGTTCTGGAACCGCAAGATTGTGCTGGTCTCGACGCCGACGAACAAGGGCGCGAGCCGGATCGAGGCGGCCTTTGAGGAAAGCGACCAGCGCCGGTTTTGGGTGCCGTGCCCCGAATGTGGGCATGAACAAATTCTGACCTGGGGACAGGTGAAATGGCAAAAAGATGACAACGGCACCCATCGCCCGGAAACCGCGCGCTACCACTGCGCGGACTGCGATGCTGTCTGGAAGGATGAGACCCGCTGGGCGGCCATCTCCAAGGGACGCTGGATCGCGGATGCTCCCTTCAATGGGACAGCCGGCTTCCATCTGAACGAAATCTATTCGCCCTGGGTGCGGCTTGAGGCTATGGCCAAGGCGTTTCTGTCGGCCCGCGCCGGTGGGGACGAGACGATGAAGACCTTCATCAACACCTCCCTCGGCGAGACCTGGATGGAAAGTGGCGAGGCGCCGGACTGGCAGCGGCTGCAGGGGCTCAAAGAGGATTGGCGGGCGGGCACAGTGCCGGCGGGCGGGCTGTTTCTGACGGCTGGCGCCGACGTCCAGAAGGACCGGATTGAGGTTGATGTTTGGGCCTGGGGCAAGGGGCTGCAAAGCTGGCTCATCGATCACATCGTCATCGAGGGCGGCCCGGGTGACCAGGCTTGCTGGCAGAAGCTCTCTGACCTTCTTGGTCGGACTTGGGCTCACGCCAGCGGCACGCCGATGACCATCGCGCGGCTGGCGATCGATACCGGCTATGAAACCGCAGCCGTCTACGCTTGGGCGCGTCAGGTTGGCTTTGCGCAGGTCGCACCTGTTAAGGGCGTTGAGGGCTTCAATCGGGCAAGCCCCGTGACGGGGCCGACGTTTGTAGATGCGACGATCGCGGGCAAACGTTTGCGCCGCGGTGCACGGCTTTGGACCGTGGCAACATCGACATTTAAGGCCGAGACCTATCGCTTCCTGCGGCTTGACCCGCTGGAGGTCACCAGCCCGGTGGGTGGGGAGAGGTTTTCTCCCGGCTTTCTCCATCTGCCGGGCTGGGTCGACGCTGAATGGCTGAAGCAGCTCACGGCCGAGCAGCTGGTCACGGTCAAGAACAAGCGCGGCTTTGCCAAGCTCGAATGGCAAAAGCTGCGGGAACGCAACGAAGCACTTGATTGCCGGGTCTATGCGCGTGCCGCGGCTTGGATCCTTGGCGCCGATCGCTGGTCAGACGCGAGGTGGGAAGAGCTGGCGGCGCAAATTGCGGATAGTGACGGCGTGCAGACACCTAAGGCGACCACCGCGAGGCCAATAAGGTCAGCACCGGTCCGCCGCGTTGCGCGGTCAAGCTATATGGGGTGAGTTTGGGCATGGCGGATCTGGCGACACTGAAACTCCGCCGGGAGGCTCTGTCTTCGCAGCGCGCCTCGGGCGTCGCCCGCGTCAGCTATGATGGCAAGACGGTCGACTACCGGTCTTTGGCCGAGATCGACCGCGCCATTGAGGCTTTGGACCGTGAGATCGCGATGGCCGAAGGGCGGCGGATCGTGCGGCAGGTCCGCGTGACGACGGCCAAGGGGCTCTGACAGAAATGGGGATGTTCGACTTGTTCCGCCGCCCCAAGCCGGGCGGCACTGAAGCCATGCGCGCGCGGCTTGAAGGGGCGATGGCAAAGCGGCGCTTGCGGGGCTGGAACCCACCGCTCGAGAACATCAACGCGCTCGTCGCTTCTGGCGGACCCAAACTGCTGGCGCGGTCTCGCGAACTGGTAGTGACCAACGGCTATGCGGCGAACGCCTGCGAGGCCTTTGCGGCCAACCTTGTTGGGGACGGTATCAAGCCGTCCTCGCTCATCACGGATGCGGCGCTGCGGGACCAGGTCCAGAAGCTCTGGCTCGCCTGGACGGACGAGGCGGACGCAGATGGGCTGACCGATTTCTACGGCCTGCAAGCCATGGTCGCACGCGAGATGTTTGTGGCGGGCGAGTGCTTCGTGCGCCTGCGGCCCAGACGTGCGGAGGATGAGCTCCTTGTGCCGCTGCAGTTGCAGCTTCTCCAATCCGAGATGCTGCCCTTTGAGAAAACGGAGACGGACCCGAACGGCAACCCCATCCGCTGTGGGGTTGAGTTCGATCTGATCGGACGGCGGGTGGCTTATCACTTCCGCCGCCGTCACCCGGGCGACAGCACAGACCAGCGGATGGCGGTGCCCGAGACGGTGCGCGTGCCGGCTGAGGAGGTGCTGCACATCTACCGCCCCATCGATGCGGGCCAGATCCGAGGGTTGCCGCATGTAGCGCCAGCCATGGTACGGCTCTTCCTCCTAGACCAGTACGATGATGCAGAGCTTGACCGGAAAAAGACCGCGGCGATGTTTGCGGGCTTCATCACGAAGACCGCACCCGAGGACCCGATGATGGGGGAGGGGGCAGCTGATCTTGATGGGGCCGCCATCGCAAGCCTCGAGCCCGGAACCATGCAGGTTCTGCTGCCCGGCGAGGATGTGAAGTTCTCAAGCCCCGCTGATGTTGGTGGTGGCTATGAGGCGTTCCAGTACCGGACACTCTTAGCGGTCTCGGCCTCGCTGGGTCTGCCCTATCATCTCGTCACGGGCGATGTCCGGCAGGCAAACTACTCGTCCTTGCGTGCCGAACTGGTCGAGTTCCGCCGCCGCATTGGCCAGTTGCAGCATGGTGTCATGGCGCATCAGCTATGCCGTCCCGTTTGGCGGCGCTGGCTGGAGACGGCTGTGCTGTCGGGCGCGCTCGATGCAGACCCCGCTGACGCGCGCGCCGTGCAATGGATCCCGCCAAGGTGGGACTGGGTAGATCCACTCAAAGACATCCAGGCGCAGGTTCTTGCGATGGGAGCGGGCATTACCTCGCGGCGCAAGGTGGTCGAGGCCACAGGCTATGACATCGAAGAGGTCGACCGCGAAAACGCCGCCGACGCCGCACGGGTCAGAGAGATGGGGCTCAGTTACAAAACGAGCCCCGGTGAGACGCAGGGGGCAAGGGCCACGCCAGTCCAAGAACCCAATCCAAATCCTAACCCCGGACCGTCCGGGGATAGGACCGTTCCAGATACTCTCGAGGAGTAACCCCATGAAATCCTGGTACGCAATCCGTGCTCGTTCCTCGGGCACGGAAGTGCTGATCTATGACGAAATCGGCGCCTATGGCGTCACGGCGAAGGGCTTTCTGGCGGAGTTGGGCGCGCTGCCTGATGATGCGGCCATTGATCTGCGGCTCAACAGCCCCGGCGGCTCGGTATTTGATGCGGTGGCGATCTACAATGCGCTGAGACGCCATCCGGGCGAGGTCACTGTTTGGATTGACGGCATTGCCGCCTCGGCTGCGAGCTACATCGCCATGGCTGGCGACACCATCGTCATGCCCGAAAACGCTTTCCTGATGATCCACGATCCTTCGGGGCTGGTTGTGGGCACGGCCGAGGATATGCGCGCCACCGCCGAGGCGCTCGATAAGGTCAAGGTCAGCTTGATCCAGGGCTATGCGACCAAGTCCGGCAAGCCCGATGACGAAATCGCCGCCCTCATGGCGGCCGAGACTTGGCTTGATGCAACGGAGGCTTTGGATCTTGGCCTGATTGACCAGATCGCAGAGCCCGTGAAGCTCGCCGCCTCCTTTGATGTGGCACGCTTCCGCAATGCGCCGACAGAGCTGCTCGAAGCTGCCGCGGACGCTCATCCGCCGCCTGCCAGTTTTGGCGCCGAGGATGAAGACCCCAGCCCGGCTGCGGTCCCCTTAGGCGACATCGATGCACCTGTTGACCGACCTGAGGTCCTGTCCAGTGACACTGGTGACGCACTGCAGGACCAAGGGTCGCCCAACAGCGAGGTCGAGACGGCGATCATTGAGAGCCCCGCGTCTCCTAAGCTGACCTCCGAGGATCCCAGCCCTATCGACCACGGGGCATCAAGCGCGCCTGCAATCCGCGCCGAGGCGATGGCCCATGCCCGCGCGGTCATCGATCTCTGCCGCCTTGCAGGCCAGCCGCAGATGGCGGGCCGGTTCCTCGAGGAGGACGCGAGCCTTGATGCGGTTCGCAGTCGCCTTCTCTCGGCCAAGGCGGACGCCACCCCCGAGATCACCCTGAGCGCCCACGCACAGCCTGGATGCGCAGCCTCCCTCCATCCCTGGGGCGAGGTCATCGCCCGCACCTTCAAGACGAAAGGATAAGCTTCCATGACCATGCTCACTGAAGGCCAACACGCAGGCGGCTTTCTCGTCTGGGAAGTACTGCGCGACTTCACCCGAGAAACCGTTACCATTGCCTCCGGCGCTGGATCGCTCGAGCCAGGCTCCGTGCTTGGCAAGATCACCACGGGCGGCAAATATACCCGCCTTGCACCGACCGCGACCAACGGCAGCCAAACCCCCACCGCCATTCTCTGGGCCGCGGTCGACGCAAGTGCGGCTGACGCTCCTGGCGTTGTGATCCTGCGCGGACCCGCACTCGTCAACCGACATGACCTTGTGTGGCCCGAGGGTGCCACCGAGGCCCAGATCACGGCAGCCACCACGGCACTGGCGGCGCTCGGCATCGTCCTGCGCTGAGCGCTGGGTCGGGCCTAAAGACACTCACATCAAGGAGGTTGGCATATGGCCACCATGGATATCTTTGAAGGCGATGCCTTCTCCGTCATTGAGCTCACACGTGCCTTGGAGAATATTCCCTTCAAGCCCGCGACCTTGTCCGGCTCAGGTCTCTTCGGCGAGCGCGGGGTGCGCACGCGCACTGTTGTGATCGAAAGCCGGGATGGGACTTTGTCGCTGATCCCGTTCTCCGAGCGCGGATCATCCTATGACCAGCAATCCCCAGAAAGCCGGCAGGTCCGTGCCTTTGTGTGCCGGCAGTTCAAAAAGCAGGATGTGCTGTGGGCCTCCGAGATCCAAGGCATCCGCGAGTTCGGCTCGGAAAGCGTGACGCAGCAGGCGCAGGCCGAAGTTGCGCGCCGGATGCGGCGCCTGAGATCGGATGCTGAGGCGACCTTTGAGTATCATTTGCTGAATGGGCTTCAGGGTTTGGTGAAGGATCCTCGCGATGGCTCGGTGGTGACCAACTTCGCCACGGAGTTCGGCATCACGCCGGCTGCAGAGATCGATTTTGATCTTGATAACCAGTCGCCGGCATCCGGTGCGCTCAGGAAGCGCTGCCAGGCTTTGATCGAAAGCGTCGAGGAGAGCCTCGGTGGGCTTGCGGTGGGGCCTGTGCAGTTGCGCGCGGAATGTGGCTCGGCCTTCTTTGCCGACTTGGTCGCCCATAAGGAGATCCGGGAGACCTATCTCAACACGGCCGCCGCCAATGAACTGCGGGGCAGGGCGGTGGATGAGTTCACCTTTGGTGGCATCACCTTCCGCCGGTATGGGGGCAGTGCCACGATCGGTGTGCCGACGGACAAGGCCTACTTTTATCCTCAGGGCATTGAGGGGCTCTTTGAGATCTACTTTGCCCCGGCGGATACCTTTGAGACAGTCAATACGATTGGGTTGCCGCTTTATGCGCGCATGATCCCCGATCGCGACCGTGACGAATGGGTACGCCTTGAGATCGAGAGCAACCCGCTGCCGATCTGTACGCGTCCGCAGGTCCTTCGTGCGGGCCGGCGGACCTGATGACGGCCTTCGCGGATGCGCTGGAGGTGCTTTTTGCGGATAAGAACATCGCCGTCGAGATTTGGTACCGCGACGGGGCAGGGGCCTTCACACGGGCACGGGGTATCCTGCGTCGCCCTGACGAGATCACGGAGTTTGGCGCGGCGCGGCTTCTCTCAGATACCACCCGGATCGACGTCCGGGTGGCAGACATCCCCAATCCCCGACCGCAGGAGCAGATCCTGATAGGAGATGAGACATTTTTGATTGAGGGTGAGCCGCGCCGAGATCGGGAGCGGCTCATCTGGACAATGACCCTCTGCCCCGCGTGAGTGCGATGCATCTGAGCCTCAACATTGATCCTGACATTGTGGCGCTCCTGCGGGAAGAGATTGCCACCGGCGAGCGTGCGGTGTCGACAGCGATCCGCGAAGCCGGTACGCAGCTCAAAACGGCTTGGCGCGGCCAGATTACGGACGCGGGGCTTGGCACCAGGTTGGCGCGCAGCATTCGGTCTGAGCAATATCCAAAGGGCAAACCCAGTCTGAACGCGGCGGCTCTGGTCTGGTCGAAGGCCCCGGTCATTCTTGGGGCGCACAATACAGGGCCATTGATCCGCTCGGAGAACGGCTTTTGGCTCGCGATTCCCACGCCCGCGGCTGGTAAATCTGCCCGCAGCGGCCGGATCAGCCCCGGTGAATGGGAGCGCCGTACCGGCTTGAGGTTGCGCTTTATCTATCGACGCCAGGGGCCGAGCCTCTTGGTGGCTGAGGGGCGGCTCAACACCAAAGGCCGGGCTGTGGCGTCGCGCTCCAAGACCGGTCGGGGCCTCCTGACCGCACCAATCTTTTTGCTCGTGCCGCAGGTGCGGCTGGAGAAGCGGCTCAATTTGGCAAAGGATGCGGAGAAGCTGTGGCCAGCGATACCAAAGATGATCGCGGCAAATTGGGTTTCAGATAAGTTATAAAATCATGTGTCAGCCCAGCGTCGCCCTGACATCGGCCATCGGAATAAAGACCCTCTGCGGGTTGTCGGGATCGCATAGTGACTTAAACCCAAGCCCTTCATAGAAGCGCCAGCGCTTTTCGAACTGGTCATCCTTCAGGACATCGAGAACGATTGCCGCGGCCCCCATCTGATCTGCGATGCCAAGGCAACGCGTCATCGCATCTATGAGAAGAGCTGTGCCAAGGCCCTGCCCCTGCATGTCCGTGTGAACGCCGACCGCTCGGATATAAATTACAGGAATGTCCGGCACCCCGGCACGCTGCCATTTACCTGGGCCGATATTGGCCCGAACGGCAAGTGCGCCAAGAGTATAGAACCCCAAGACCGCCTGATCGTCTTCGGCCGTCGCGATCCAGGCGGCAACCATACCGCTCTTGATCTGATCCGAAAGCGAGGACTTTAGGAAATTGTCGATCGGGCCAAAGCCGCAAGAAAAAGCGCTGCGGTCATGCAGCGCCTTGTCGAACTTCGCGATTACCAGGGCGGGTTGATACGCCAGTGCTTTACTTGGCATCCGTCAGACGACCTTTCGACTGAGCGGCAGCACGCGCCAGTCCGGTCACGACCTTGCCTGACGCCTCAGTCGCGCGGCGAAAGGCCTCAAACGCTTCATTGGGCAGGATTGAAAGGGACAGACGCTGCTCAATCTCCCGCGCGCGCAAGAGCGCAGCCTGACGGATGAAGTCAGCCTCCTGCAAGCCAGTCGCCGCAGCGGCGGCCCGGATGCGTTCTTCATCAGCGCGATGAAGGCGCAATTCCTTGCGCGCATCCATCTTGCCCGGGGTCGTAGCGATGCTTTCGATTGCGAACATGAGGGGTCTCCTTCGTGCAAACATGTACGGTATAGCGCCGTACATTTCAAGATGCCCAAATGAGAAGCAACGAGTTCGATGCTCACGCAACGCGAAACCATTCTCACCGCCTTGGCGGATGCCTTGCGCACGGTCCCGCATGTGCCGGTTCTGCGCGGCGAGGTGCTGCCTGAGCGCATCCCATCCGCAGGGCTGCTGATCCTGCGCGACGGCAACCCGGGCGATCCGGAGGTTACACTGTCCCCGCTGCGCTATCACTACCAGCAGCGGGCAGAACTTGAGGTCATCGTACAGGCAAGCGGTGATCGTGATACACGATTTGACCAACTCATTGCCCGGATTGGCGCCGACATCGCTGTTGAGCGTACATTGGGTGGGCTCTGCGATTGGGTCGAGGCGGCAGCCCCGGAGCCTGTCGATCTTGCTGTTGAAGGGGCAGCCAGCCTAAAGGCAGCCGTCGTCCCCATCATGCTACATTATTCGCTGGCCGATCCACTTGGCTGAGTGGGTTCCGGGGGCGGGGTTATCATTCTCAGATGGCCCTCGATCATCGCGCCAGCTTCCACGGCCAGTTTGGTGTAATGAACTGAGCCGTTGATTTGACCGGAATGCGCAACGCGGACATCCTCCGCGATGACTGCGCCAACAACGACGCCTTCAATCGTTGCCTGCTTGGCCTCGATGTCACCCTTCACATTGGCCCAGTGCTCAATCGTCACGATCTCGCCGGTGATGTTGCCGACAACACGCGCTTGAACCACCAAGGGGCCTCTGCTGGTAATATCACCCGTGACTTCGAGATCCGGTGCGAGGACGGAAGGTTTTGCCGTGCTTGGTGTGAGAGTGGTCATTCGAGGTCTGCCTTCGGGTCGTGTCTGCACCATAGGTGCGTTGGCTGAGCGCTTGTCCCAGCATGAATTGCCTCTGCGTCAAATGCAATTGCTGCTCCTCTAACCAAAATCCGCTGAAAAGGATACCAAAATGGCACGAGCCCATGGGGCGCGGGCGCACATGGCGCTGGCGTTCGAGACTGTTTATGGCACTGCGCCCGCCACAGGCTTCCGCACGGTGCCCTTTGCCAGCACCACGATTGGGTCCGAGCAGCCCTTGATTGCCTCGGAGCTCTTGGGCCAGGGGCGCGACCCGCTGGCCCCGATCAAGGATGCGGTCACGGCGGATGGCGATGTCGTGGTGCCGATCGATGTTGAGAACTTTGGCCTCTGGCTGAAGGCGGCCTTCGGAGGCCCCACGACCACCGGCACGACACCGAAGACCCACACGTTCCAGTCGGGGAACTGGTCGCTTCCAAGCATGGCGATCGAGACGGGCATGCCCGAAGTGCCGCGCTATGCGATGTACACGGGCTGCGTTTGCGATCAGCTAAGCTGGCAAATGTCACGGTCAGGTCTTCTAACCGCAACCGCGCGGCTCATCGCGCAAGGGGAAAGTGCCTCAGCCGCCACGGCTGCAGGTACGACCACCGCGCTTGGCTTGCAGCGCTTCGGGCACTTCAACGGATCCATTACCCGCAATGGGACGCCGCTCGGCAATGTCATCTCAGCGGAGGTCACCTATTCCAATGGTCTTGACCGGATCGAGACAATTCGCGCGGACGGCAAGATCGAGGGTGCCGATCCCGGAATGGCGTCCCTAACCGGGCGGATGGAGGTGCGATTTGCCGACACGGCCCTCATCACCCAAGCCCTGGATGGCACACCTTGTGAGTTGGTCTTCGCCTGGAGCCTTGGGGCAAGTGCCAGCTTCACCTTCACGGCCCATGCCGTCTACCTGCCGCGCCCCCGGATCGAAATCCCGGGGCCACAGGGCATTCAGGCGACCTTCGAATGGCAGGCCGCCAAGGCTGCGAGCCCCACCCGGATGTGTACGGCCGTCCTCGTCAACACTGTCGCCTCCTACTGAGAGAACCCAACATGCTAACCCTCGATCTCACCAACGCACCTATTTGGTGCGACCTTGTCCCCGGCGTGCGCGTAAAACTCCGCCCGCTCACCACGGCGCTGATGGTGGCTGCACGCAGCGATCCAGCGATTGCCGACCTGCCGAAAGAGGCGAGGACGGAGGAGGCCGCACTGGCGATGGCCAAGGCGCTCGCGCGCTCTGCCATTCTTGAATGGGAAGGGATTGGGGACGCGGAGGGAGAGCCATTGCCGATAAGCCCTGATGCGATCGACGCGCTTTTGGACATCTGGCCGATCTTCGAGGCCTTCCAAAGCCTTTATGTCGCGAAAGGCTTGCTGCTGGACGCGGAAAAAAACGCCTCATCGCCCGTGCCGAGTGGGAGTTCGGCGGGGGCGACGGCTACTGCGCTGCCTGCGGATCCGTCTGCCCTGACTGCCCTACACGACTGAACCAGCCAATAACTTTCGAGGGTTGGCTGGTCTGGGACCTGGTCGGCCGCCTTGGGGGTCAGTTGCGCATCGTCCCCGGCGCTGTGATCGGCTGGGACATGAACGCGGCCTTTGCGCTTGGTGCGGCCCTCGGCATTCCGGCCCCAGCGATCGCTGAACTTTTACCTGCCATCGAGGCGGTGATGGTGCGTAAGGTAAATGACCGGCTCGGCTCAGGCGGCCTTTAGAGGTGTGATGTGTGAGACGTCGATTGTCTCTCGGGCACGCGCCAAATCCCAAGCGCGCTGGAGGTTCATCCAATACTCTGGCGTGGTTGAGAAAAACTGAGCAAGCCGCATCGCAGTATCAATCGTGATGGCGGTCTGGCCTTTAACAAGGCGCTCGATACGGGTTCTCGGCACTTCGAGCCTGCCGGCGAGCGAAATCGGGCTCATGTCGAGTGGCATGAGATAAAGCTCCGCCAGGACTTCGCCCGGGTGGGATGGATTGGTTACGAGGCTCATGTTTAGCCCTCCTAGTGATAGTCCAGAATCTCGACCTCGGCAGGTCCCTGATCGGTCCAGATGAAACAAATGCGCCATTGGCCGTTGATGCGCACCGAATGTTGTCCTGCACGGTCACCGCTCAAAGCTTCCAAATGGTTGCCGGGCGGGAACCGCAAGTCTTCGAGAACGACGGCCGCATCCAAGGCTGAAAGCATGGCGCGCGTTCTCTTAACCAAGTCAGCAGGAAAGCCTTTGCCGAAGCGACCTTGAACCGCTCCAGCGGCAAGCTTTCCACGTGTGCTGAAGATCATAATGGCATGTATCATCATGTGATACATATTGCAAGGGCAATACCGTGGCCGAAAAACGCATCTCTGTCCGGCTTGCCGCGGTGGGTGGCCGTCAAGTTCGTGCTGAGCTGGAAGGTGTGGGCCAGGCCGGATCCAAAGGCTTTGGACGTCTCTCACGCGAGATGGAGCTGGCCAACGCCCGTCTTGCGGGTTTTGCGCGCAAAGCCGGAATTGCCCTTGGAGCTGCGGCCGCGGCAGCGACAGCGTCGCTGGGCGTTATTGTGCGATCCACGGCACAGAGTGCTGCCGAGATCACCCAGTTTGCCCAGATCGCCAATGCCGCGCCGGAGGCTTTCCAGCGCTGGACGGCCGCATCGGTGACGGTCGGGATCGAACAAGAGAAACTCGCCGATATTCTGAAGGACGTGAACGACCGGGTGGGGGACTTCCTGCAGACGGGCGGCGGCCCGATGGCGGACTTTTTTGAGAAGATCGCGCCGAAGGTGGGGGTGACGGCTGAAGAGTTTGCACGGCTCTCGGGACCTGAGGCGCTGCAGCTTTATGTCTCAAGCTTGGAGAAGGCGGGCGTCAACAGCCAAGAGATGACCTTCTATCTCGAGGCGATGGCCTCGGATGCCACGCGGCTCATTCCCTTGCTGCAAGACGGTGGCGCGGAGATGGCGCGGTTGGGCGAGCGGGCGGCGGGGCTTGGGGTGGTGCTTGACCAAAGGGCGCTCAGCGCCTTGCGACGGGCAGAGTTGGCCCTGATCGGTGTGGGTCAGGTCTTTGAGGGCATGCGCAATCAGATCGGCGCGGCTTTGGCGCCTGCGGTGACGGCGCTGGCCGAGGGGTTTTTGCGGCTGGCGGAGGTTGGTGGGCCCATCAATCGGGCCTTCACCGCTGTGCTCGACAATCTTGGGAGGCTTACGGCCTATGCCGTAACCTTTGTCACGGTCATGGCCGGACGCTGGGTTGCAGGGCTGGCTGCTGCGGCTCTCTCCGTGAAGGGCCTCGCCACGGCGCTTGTCTTTCTGCGTGGGGCATTGATCCGCACTGGGATCGGCGCTCTGATCGTGGGCGCAGGCGAGCTGGTCTATCAGTTCACGCAACTGGTGGGCAAAGTCGGCGGCGTTGGTGCCGCCTTTGGCCTTTTGCGTGATGCCGCGGCGGAGGCTTGGGACCGCCTTGCGCTGGCGGCCACGGCGGCCTGGTCTCGCGTTGAGGCCGGCTGGGCCAACGCACAGGCGGGGATTTACGACGGGCTGCAATCGGCGCTGGCGGCGGTGGTTGGCTGGGGCAATTCTGCGGTCGGGACGTTCCAGGGTTCGTTTGACGGGGTGAAGGCAATCTGGGGCGCGCTGCCGCAGGCGATCGGGGATTTTGCCTATCAGGCGGCGAATGGGCTCATCGGTGGCGTCGAGTCGATGCTGAATGCGGTGGTCGTGCGGATCAACAGTTTCATCGAAGGGCTGAACGCGGCGCTGGCCCTCCTGCCTGATTGGGCGACGGGTGAAGCTGGCCTAAGAATCGGCACACTCGAGGCGGTGGACCTCGGCGGAATTACCAATCCCTTCGAAGGCGCAGCCTCCGCTGCAGGCACGGCGGCGGCTGATGCATTCCGTGCAGCCATGGGCACGACCTACATCGAGGCGCCTGATCTCTTCGGTGGCATGGCGGAGGCAGCACGCGGTCGCGCTTCCGGCTATGGTGAGGCGGCGGGTATGCTCTCGGAGGCCGCCTCCCGCCCGATGAACGCTTGGGAGGCCCTCAAGGCAGCAATCACCGGCGCGGGGAGAGAGGGCGAGGACGCTTTGGCTGGTGCTACTGAGGCGGCGGGCGCTGTATCCGATGGCTTTGATGCGGCAGGCCAAGCCGCTGGTGGGGCGGGCGGTGCGGCCAAGAAGGCGGCAGAAGAAGCGGCGACCGGCTGGGCGCAGGTTACAAAGTCCCTCGCGGACTATGCCAAGGGCGCGATGGATTGGGGCAAAGGGCTTGGCGAGACGCTGACCTCGGCCTTCTCTTCAGCGGAAAGCGCGTTCCGGCAGTTTGTGACCACCGGCAAGTTTGACTTCAAATCGCTGGTCTCCTCGATCTTGGCGGACCTTGCCACACTTGCCTTCAAGAACGCGGTCTTGGGCCCCTTGGCCTCAGCGCTTTCGGGCGTCTTTGGCGGTGGGGTCTTCGGAGGTGGGGCAGCGGCTGCCGCAAACCCGATGGTGAATGCGAGCATCTGGCATGCGGGCGGCATCGTCGGTGCGGGCGCACCGATGCGAGCTGTTCCAGTCTCGGCCTTTGCAGATGCCCCCCGGCTGCATTCTGGCGGCTGGGCGGGACTTAGACCTGATGAGGTGCCGGCCATCTTGCAGCGTGGAGAACGGGTGCTTAATCGGCGCGAGGCTACTGGTTACGGCCGGGGCGCCAGCGCTGGCACCGGCGTGCACGTGAACATCGACGCACGCGGCGCGCAGATGGGCGTGGCCGAGCAGATCGATGCGCGACTGCGGGCAGCCATCCCAGAAATCGCCCGCATCGCGAAGGAAAGCGTGGCCGATGGGCGGCGCCGGGGTCAGGTGATCTGAGATGGTCCTTCCAGTCTTGCCCCTGACGCTCGTGTCCTCTCTCGAACGGCGGCTGGTCACGTCGGTCGCCGAGGCGCGCTCGCCCTTTACGGGCACATCCCAGATTCAGGACTGGGGTGCCTCCTGGTGGGAGTACCAGATTGAAATGGCGGTGACCCAAGGGGCCAAGGCGCGTCGGCTTTCGGCCTTCTTTACCGCCCTTGGCGGATTGCGGGGCCGGTTCCTCTTCTCCGATCCCTCGATCGAGGTGCCGGTGGCGGTGGGCAATCCCTATGTCACCGAGGCGCAAGTCGCAGGCGCCTCCACCCTGAAAACTGCTGGATGGGGAGTTGGCCTCAGGGCTGGTGACTTCTTTCAACTCGGATCTGATGCCACCACCCGGCTTTACCAGGTAACCGCGGATATCGTGCCCCTCGGGAGCGAGGCGGTGATCAACTTTGTGCCGCCGCTCAGAGCCTCAGTCCCGGCCGGTGCGCTTCTTGGTCTCAGCGCCCCGTCGGTGCTCTTGAGGCTCACCGCACCTGTGCCCACAGTGATTGGCCGCGCGGATCAGCACCGCTTCACCCTCTCCGCGCGCGAAGCGCTCTGACCAAAGCCATGTGAAAGCGAGCTCCTATGTCGCGTAACATCACACCCGCCTTCGCCACGGCACTGGCGGATCAGTCGCTGCGGCCAGTCATCTTCTTTGAAGGCCAGTTTGCCACGGGCTGGGTGCGGATCTGGTCGGGCCTTGGGTCTGTCACTTGGAACGGACGAACTTGGTCTGGCGCAGGCTCGTTGCTTGGCCTCGGGGGCATCGATGAGACCGGCGAGGTCGTAGCTGGTGGAACGGCCGTGTCGCTTTCTGGCGTGCCGCTGGATCTCGTGCAGATTGCAATAGACGAAGCGCGTCAGGGCCTGCCGGGTCGGATCTGGCTGGGGCTTCTGGCCGAGAATGGCAGCATCATCGCTGATCCCGTTCAGGCCTTCTCTGGTCGCCTTGATGTCCCAGAAATCAAGGATGACGCGGACACCTGCACGATTACGATCAGCTATGAAAGCCGGCTCATTGATCTCACCGTGGCGCGGACCTGGCGCTACACCCACGAAAGTCAGCAGGTGCTGCATCCAGGCGATCTCGGGTTTGAATATGTGACCGCGATCCAGGACAGAGAAATCACCTGGGGGCGGGGATAGACATGCCACGCGTTGAACACTGGGAACGCCTGCTTGCATCGGTGATCGACACCGCCCGCGAGCGACCCTTCATCTGGGGCCTCCATGACTGCCCGACCTTTGCTTTTGAAACACGGATGATCCTGACCGGCGGCGAGGATATCGCGGCCCTCTGGCGCGGGCGCTATACAACGCATCTTGGGGGCCTGCGTGTGATGCGCCGCCTTGGCTGGGCCTCAGTGGAGGGCATGGGGCGGGCGCTCTTAGGAGAACCGCGCGCAACCCCACTTTTGGCGCAGCGCGGGGACATTGTGCTCACGGACACGGGGCTTGGCTTTGGCGTGGTGATCGGCGCCACCGCTGTGGGTCTCGCA